AAGCCTATGTTGTTAGGCAATACAGCTTTAGGTGTAGGAATTATTGTTGTATCTATCGAAGCTTCAGGTATCTCCCTAACAGAAATATCTTCTATTTCCATTTAGCAGTCGTTCCATTGACCAGCAAGATCACTACTTAAATTACCAACTTGTTTTCTAGCTTGTCCAAAGAAAATTCCTGCTAATACTGGCCCTACAATTGGAACCCCTGCCAAGGCTGGTGTTACTTGAACCGATCCAGCATCGGCAATCATCTGTCCATTACTTTTACCCTGTGCCATCTTTTCTATACATTCAATTTGTTTATCAGTAAGTTTTCCGTCTGAGCCTTGCGGATATGTAATGAACTGAGCAACAGATTCTTTATGTGTATGTCTAGTTTTTATACCACCATTAAAGCTAGGAGCTTCACTAGTTTCATATTGAAGCATTGTTTTTGGATCGTGTTGACGGCTGGCAAAACTCCATTCCTCTCCACCATCAGCACCAGTTTCGCTTCTAATTTGAATTGAACTATATGGAGTGCTAGAAAGCTTAGCAATATCAGGGATGCCAGAATCTTTACGAGCCAATAAAGAAAGACTCATAAAATTCGTAGCAATCAAACCACCGCCTAAGACTAAAGAAGTCAGGCCGTTAAATGACTTGAATTGAATCATTTAAAAGGAAGCACAGAGCCAGTTGATGATGGAACGCTTGGTATTGATGGCATCGCTCCTTTAACAAGAGAAGGCAATTGCTTTTGCACTTCGCTCATTATGGATTCTGTAATCTTGCCACGATTAAAGTAAGCCAACGTACCACCACCTACTGCCACTACAAGAGCAGCAGTATTGATGTAGGTAAGGATTTTAATCATCCAAGTTCATCTATATTTGCTTGAACCAATTCCGCAGCTTTGGTTTCTAGCTGTACTTGTGCTTCCTTCCAAGCAGCAGCTCTTTCTTCTTGTTCTGCTTTAAGTTGCTTAACTTCTTGTGTAAGTTGAACTCGATCAGCCATAAAAATAATACATTGCCCTCAAATTATATACCTACTGTCTATCCCTGACCTATTCGGCCAGCACTAAGCATGGGCGTAGTAAATATAGACTTCCCCATTAGCATTGTAACCATCACCAGCGGCAGTTAATGTAAATCCTGTAGAAGTTGGAGCACCAAAATCGTAAGATGACTGAGCATCTGAATCACTAAGTTGTATGTAATTATCGTTACCTGAACCCCATCCTCTTGTTGTGTCTAGTAAAAACCAATCTGATGTATTTTCTGTTCGTTTAAGCAGTAGAAATCTTGGTTGGAAACCTCCATTTGGAATTGTAATTGTTTGGCCTGTGCCATTTCCTGTATAAGACCCAACATGAGATATTCCTTTTACGCTGGCGAAGAGCATGGCAAGATGATTACTATTATTTTCATTTACTCTTGCATTGTTTCCCAGAGTAAAAGCTAATGCAGTGGGTTCTACCTGATTAAACATAATTCCACTACTATCAGAATACTCACTCGCATTCAAATTTAATTTTAGGTAATAGGAACTAGGGTTAGTTCCTCCATTTAATCCTTTATGATAAACAGTCCAACTGTCATCTTTATCTCTATTTTTTATCCACATCATCTCAGGAGTTTTCGAGAGGCTATGCGGTATTTGCCGACCTGCAACTCCGTCCCCTTTGTAGGCAATACAGTCAAAACCAGCGTGGCGTTTCCACATCCATGAAAATTCTGATGAACTTGCTCCTATAAGCCAACCAACATTGCTATCCCATTCAAAACTAGACGCACTATATTCAGCACCAGTAGTATCAGTAAATAGACCTTTTGAACCCATTAATCTTGCTGTAGTTCTCCAACTGTTTGAACTGGCAGGTTCTCTCTTTAATGCAAAGTCAACAGGGAAACCACTATCCATTGCAGGAATATCTGAACTACCATTACCCGTATCCATAGCGAATACACCCGTACCAAGTTCGGGAGGCTTGCCAACGTATCCATCTGGTCTTCTTAGGGCAACAAAAATAAACGTACTTCCACCGTGAGCACCCGCATTTAAAGATACTTCTACACCTGTAGGAGTAAAGCTTAAAACATCTACGCTACCTTCCGCTGCACTATCATTAAGCTCTAAATTTTGATCATTTCCGCCTGTAACGACTCCACGCATTGAGTCATAGACACCCCAACCGCCTGTACCACTGCTTTTCTTCCACATCCACCATTGAGGTTCCCAACCTAAATTTACAGTTGCCTTACCAGTTGAAGAATCAGGTACAAATGTACCGCACTTGATTACGTTTTGATCCCCTGCGTCTCCAAAGACAAAACCAGCAGGGTCATCGAAGGGGCTATCTGTTGATGCTGTTGGTGAACTATTAGCGGTAATCGTTCCAGGGGTTACGGTTGAACCAATAACAGAAATATTATTGCAGCATAAAATTGTGGTATTAGTTATGTTTGTTAATGGCTCAGTTGGTGGTTTAAATGATGATGTATAAACTGCTGATCCTTTTACTACACGGAAATTAGAGATTTTTCCATTCCAAGTAGCATTACTATCTTCTGGATGCGTACCAATGTAAAAACTAGAACTTTGATGATCAATATCAGAACTGTAACTGGCTGAATCTACTGAAACCCCATTTACATAAAGCGTTATAACAGAGGAATATCTCACTACTGCAATATGAGTCCATTGACCTATAGCCATTGGTTCAGAAGAACTAACAAGCGGTGACCCAGTAACATTAAAATATATTTTATTATTATCTTTTCGTACAAATATTTGAAGTGAATCGGTATTAGACGATCCATTTAAAAACAATCTTTTGTGGTATCCACCAGAGCTAAGAGAGTCGGCTAAATACCAACCTTCAATGCAAAAATCACCAGTTCCATAATCATAATCACTACTAGAACCGATACTTAAGTAATCATCCGACCCATCAAAATCAACAGACCTTGCCTCGCTGGCGTTGCTTTCACCTCCTGCGAATACATAGCAAATATATGTTCTACCATTTTCATTTATAGCATTTGTAATCGTAAAGGTTGTATCACTTACGGCAGAAACTGGACTTGCAAACGAAGCTCCATAACTATCATTAAGTAGTAACCCATTAGAAAAACCTACACCTCTATGATATACAAACCAGTTACCAGTAACACCTGTTGTTTTTACAAGAATAAGTCCGGGGATACTTTCTAAATTATGTGATATAGCCTTAGCCCCAGTACCGTCCCCAGTTATTTGAACACAATCAAAGAACCCAGGTGTTTTTTTCCATGTCCAACCAACATTGGTTTCATTACTACCGTTTGTAATACCAGAATTACCAACTTTAAATCCACCTACAAATCTTGAATTTACATAATCTTCATTTGTATCCTGATCATCGTCTGTATTGCTATATAGAACTTTATTATTACCTCTAACTGAATCTACAAGTATATGATTTGCAGAATGATTTCTACCTTTTATCCATACTAAATCTGGTTCAAAGTCTGATCCAGTTATATTTTGACCGCTAGAATTACCATCTCCTGTATAGACATGAGTGTAAAAACAATCGTCAATGAAAACAGAGGATTTTTTTGCCCCTACCCCCAGTAACATCTGCTGCATTGGTGACATAATTAATAGCTCCTTTGTGTGTTAGTTAGTAGGTACATTTATGACAACCCTGCACCTGAGATGTAGGCAGTAGACGGATCAGCAAACCACATAGTAGCCATACCCCTACCAGCTAAAGTTCTATTCCCTGTGGTGGCATCTGCGGTGTTAAATATAGTTACTCCACTACCTGAAGTAATTGTTATATCTGCACCACTTTGATTTATAATTGTAACCGCATCTCCATTACCAAATATATTGTTATTCAGAGTAACTCCACTATCAGTATAAATGGCTTTACCAGCATCAGAAGCAACTAATGTATAAGCAGAAGATTTTGTAGATTTAATTATCTTTCTTAAATCGCCTTTGCTGTCTGATACCGTTCCAGTGACCGTAATGCCAGTAGAGGCGGTTTGTAATTTAATACTATTGTCATAGTACAAACGTACTTCAGATTGATATACCATGATGTCGGTTTCCCAAGCACCATCCGCATAGTTTTGAATATAGAAATCACCGTTAGTATCTACAAGAAGTTGACGTTTATCAGCATTATCATCTCCTTCATCAGCATATAGTTTTATAAGTCCATTACCACCTTCTGGCCCAACAACCATAATGCCATTGGGATCTGTGTCGAAAACTTTGACGTTATTGTGATATAATTCTACGCCTCCGTCTTTTGTGCAAATAACAGAAAAATGACCTTGACCATCTAATAATCCAAAAGTTGTATTGCTATTACCCCATAGACTTCCTACTTGACCTGTTGTTGTAGTGAACCTTAATTCTGTGGAAGCATCATTATCAGTTAAAGCAGCACCATAAGCTGTAGTCTCAAACTTCTTACTGGTGGCGTGATATAACTCTACTGAGGCTCCGTCATTAAAAGTTGCCATTGTTGCTGTAGTTCCTGCATTTTCTATCGCTACAACATTTCCACTTAATTTTAAAGCTCCCGTTCCTGTGTCTTTAATCCGAGAATTACTTGCATCGTGAAATATCTCTAGTCCATCTGAACTTGTACCGAATATTGCTTTTGCATTGTCATTAAAGATCAAATCATCTGTTGACTTATCCCAAGTAACATTTGCACTTGAACCTGTCAGAGTGACATCACCATCAACAGTTAACCCAGTAAGCGTTCCAAGAGAAGTAATTGCAGATTGAGCAGCACCCGTAACCGTTGCAGCACTTCCAGAAACATTACCTGTGACATTTCCAGTTAAGTTCGCAACAAAGGCACTCGCTGACTTATCCCATAACCCATTACTAGCATCCCCAGTAAAAGTGACATCTCCTGTGAACGTGCCACCAGCAAGAGGCATTTTTGTTGAGTCAGTTGCACTATCAGTTCCCCACTCCAAAGTCGTAGGTGTTGACGCATTAGCCTTAAGAACTTGACCAGCAGTAGGAGCAACAGCAGGAAGAGTAAGAGTTATATCTCCTGATTGAGCCTGTGCTTTTAAACCTGTGTAATTAGTACCATCTCCATCTGATTCACTTAGCCTTAATTCTTTCCCATTATCAATAATCAAATTATCTGTCATTGTGCCACCAGCTTTAGGCAAAGCAGCATTGGCTGTTGTAGCAGCAGCGTCAGCAGCATCCTTCGCAATCTTTACAGCAGCAGGAGTAGCAGCAGTCGTAGCAGAAGTTGATGTTGCACTATCAGTTAACTGAAGAACACCAACGGCACTTGTCGTTCCAGTAGTTACTTTTGAACCTGTAATTGCAGCCGATCCAGATATATCAGCATTAACAATTGCACCAGCAGTAATAGAAGTTAAACCTGCATTATTGATTCCAATATCACCTGTAACTGCTACTGCTGTAACCTCATTCGACCCGTTACCTACAAGGATTTGAGCAGAAGTTAAATCAGCTAATTTGGTAAATGCAATTGCAGCATCAGCGTGTATATCTACGTTCTGGATCGTGCCATTAGCAAGCATCGTTCCAGTAACAGTTCCAGTATCTCCAGTTGTAATTACTGTTCCTGTTGTGTCTGGAAAAGTAATAGTTTTATCTGATGATGTTGGATCTGCAACTGTTATTGTTGTTTCATAAGCATCAATCGTAGATCCTTCAAATACAAGGCTTCCAGTATTACCAATTAACACCTGACCTGTGATAGTACCACCAGCAAGTGCTAGTTTTTCTGTCTCTAATTCTTGAATTGCATCTTGTACGTTAGTTGAACTTAACTGACCGTAAGGTGTGAAAGTAATGTTACTTGCAACTTGACCTGCAACTGTTTGTGAAAGGTCGATCTCATTCCATGACGACCCAGCACTATTTGTCACACCAAGGATATAGTCAGGAGGAGAAAGAGATACAACTGGAGCTGGTGCGGAAGGCGTTCCAGCAACATCTACAACAACATAAACACCATCAGTAGTAGCACTTGGACTAGGTAAATTACTTCCAACTGCTAGACCAGCCGCTATTCCTGCGGTAGTAGTACTAGCCATTTTGCTAGTGCTTGCGTTATATGTTCCACCAAAAACAAGACTTCCTTTTGTCAGCGTGGTGATGGCTTGCCAAGCGTTACCATCCCAGATGAACGCATCCTCAGAAACAGTATCAAAAAGAATTTGACCATTAAATTGTGCTGTTGGATAGCCACTTTGAGCAATTGACTGAAAGACTGCTGTAGAAGCATTACTTAACTTTGATCCATCAATAGAATCATTAGCTATCCTCGCAGCATCAAAACTTCCACTTGTTATTTTGCTTGCCGCAAGATCAGGAATTAAACCTGCTGTTAATGCTGCACCTGCTGTTGCTACACCTTTATTATTTACAGTTATTGATTGATACGTTCCAGCACTAATTCCACTTGTTGAGGTTGATAAATTACCAGAACCGTCAACAGTTAATCCTCCTCCAGATGTAATTTGAACTGCACCTTTGGCACTTGTTGTTGATACTGGTAAGTCACTTGCAACCAAAGCAGTTGCAGCAGTAATCATTCCTTGATTGTTAAAAGTTATTCCACTAACTGTTGCTCCAGTAACGCTATTAGTAAGAGATAATGCACCTGCCCCATTAACAGTCAGACCAGTACTAACAGAAACACCACCAACAGCAGATGTAGTAGCAACAGGTAAATCTCCAGCCGCAAGAGCAACTGTTCCTGTAATTAATCCTTGAGCGTTATATGTAATTCCTGAACGAGTTGCGGCAGTAATTGTGTTATTAATTCCGAGATTTCCACTAGCTACATTTAACGAACGATCAAGATTAGAAGTATTTAACTTTGCTGGTGTAATCGTGCCATCAGCAATTTTGGTGACAGTTACAGCACTTGAAGCGATCTTTGCTTCTATAACGGCACTACTAGCTATCGCTCCAGAATCAACAGCGTTATCAGCTAAAGCTGCTGCATCAACAGCGTTTGCTGCAAGCTTCGCACTTGTTACAGCGTCATCAGCAATCTTCGCTGTCGTAACTGCATTATCAGCAATCGCACTAGAAGATAACGCTCCAGAAAGTTTTGCAGAGGTAACAGCACCATCAGCAATAGCAGCCGTGTCAACGGCGTTATCTGCTAACTCACTAGCACCAACAGCATTTGCCGCTATTTGATTAGCAGTAATTGTATTTGTTGCAATCTTTACTGCTGTAATAGCACCGTCAACAATGGCTGCGGTGTCAACTGCATCGTCAGCAAGTTCAGAGGCCGTTACAGAATTTGCTGCTAATTGTGTTGCTGTGATTCCACCTGTTGCAATTTTTGCCCCAGGAATATCTCCATCACTAAGACTTAACTTTGCATAAGTAACATTTGCATCTGTAATCTTCGCAGTTGTTACGGCGTTTGCAGCAATAGCAGCAGTATCTACAGCATTATCAGCTAATTCAGAAGCAGTTATCGCATTAGCAGCTATCTGTGTTGCAGTAACAGTATCGTTAACTAACTTCGCTCCAGTTATCGTTGCATCTGCTATTTCTGTTGCAGTTATCGTTCCACTTGCAATCTTGGCAGCAGTAACAGCATTAGCTTGTATAGCTGCACTTGCTACTTGGTTCGTGCCTAATGTCCCAACTTTTGCAGCAGGTATATCTCCGTCATCAATTAAGGCAACACCAGCAGCAATTAAATCTTTAATCGTTACTTTTTTAGTCTCAGTTGCACTAATATCAGCAACCGCCGCTACGTCTGTTGCTTGAATACCTGCTTCTGCTAAAGCGGGTAAACCCGTAATCTGGAGATCTGCCATTGCCGACTAACTAAAAACCAATACCAGCAGTTTAAACCTGTTCGAGCAATATGCGACTCTGATTTTCTTGTAATATCTTATCTGAGTTCTCCTGTAACAAGAATCCTGGTGTATCTCCTGTCTTTAAACTAATTACTCCATTTGTTACAAATTCTATTCTTGTCTCTATAACCTCAGTCACAGACACCGTTACAGCGATATTAGTAATAATGCAATTAGCTTCATAGAAGACATTTTTCTTTGAATTATCAGGATCACGGTAAATATAAAATAATCCATCAAAATCTGATCCTTGCTGAGTACGAACCAGCAATTGAGCTAAATAAAATGGAAATTCTGGGTCTGTTCCGTATTCATTAGCCCTATCGCCTGTGTCATAATCATGCTCCCAGATACAGGTCATTGATCCTTGACCACTAATTAAGCCAGCTTCATATTGATTTCTAAATTCATCTCCAAGATTTGTTAAATCAACTTGCTCTCTACTCGTTGTCATTTCAAATTCTCTAACACCTGCTACGTGCCTAAATCTTTCGTTTCTGGTACGAATTAAAATATCTTTTGCAGAACTAGGAGCAACAAGAGTTAAAGCATTAGCTGTTAAACCTTCAATTGCCTTTGCAAAAGAATCAAATAAACGAATACCTCCTACTTGATCAACATTAATAAACCATTTCCCATCTGGATAACTATGACCGTTAACTAATTCAAGTGTCGAACCATCAGCCGTTTCTATCTCAACTTCATCTCCAGTTATTAACGAACCAGAACTATGGTCAACACTAAATCTTTTTGTTGATGTGTTTACGTCAAAAGGATCTAACTTCGTCTGCAAAGCAGATTGAAGCGTATCTCTTTTAAGGGCTACTTCACCCCATTGACCAAAATAAACACCCATTAATCAACCAGAGTTGTGTTGCCATAAGGAGCACCATTAGCTTCCCAACTAATATCAGCAGAAGCAACTTCTCCTACTGCACTATTCATTGAAACACCTGTAATAAAGACAGAGAATTGAATATCTCGAACATCCGTTGAGCCTGTCGTCATTCGCAGCTTTAAAACAACTTGTGTTGATGGATCGTTATCACCATCACCTGCTGCACTACCTGTCTTAATTGCAGAAGTTAACAAGGCATTTAGGTTTGAGTTAGCACCAGAGCCAGGAGTTTCAACATAATAAAACAGTCTTGCACTTCCGCTATAGCTTCTAACGCCTGATTCAAGTGTTCTATCTGTATCGCCTAATGAGGTTGTTTCCAATACCGCCATTGAGCTAGAGAAAGACCATGACTGAACTTTTGCTGCTTTCGTACCAGCAACATAAAGTTCTCCATCTCTGCCTGAATAAAAACCCACGACCTTAAATTAAAACATTGAGTCTATTCTACGGTGAATCTAGGCAAGCAACAAAACTACAACTAACATTACTCTTTCCTTTAAAACTACTTGTGACACTTGGAGGGGCAGAATATCTCCATTTCAAACTTGATCCAGACTCTTTTAAATAAGCCAAAAGGCTAGTGTCTGTCACACCTGAAGTTGCATAACCACGATCAAAAGTTACATAATCCCAAGTAGAATTAACATCCTCATAATTTTCAAGAATTAAAGCTGCTTCAGCATCAGAAATATTTGAAAACCCTAGAGTCAAAGTTGCATTAACTCGTTTATTACCAAAACGTAAATGTGTCTTTGTACCATCTAACGATTCAAACGTGGTACTTGGATATGTCCCAGGGTTATAACTTCTGGACGTTGGCTTAACGGTAGGAAATGGTTGTGCTGTTGCCATTAAACCTCTTCATAATCAAAGACAGGATTGCTCACACTAGACCAATTCTGTAGCATTTCTAGTTTACCTTCATTTCCAGCATCGGTGCTTAACTTGGCATACGAACCAGTTAATTCAACAAGACCGTCCTCTCCAAACGTAATACTTTCAACCTTATAACACTGATTAGCCGCTTCTGTTTCTTTAAGAGTAAACAAAGAACCAGCAAATGCCTTTACAGCACTTGCATTAGTAAAGTCTACTGAAGCTTCTGTTACTGACATCATTTCATTATTTACTATTGTCGAAGGGTTCCAGTAATAAAAAGCTTTAGGCTGACTTCCACTTGTTAGTTCACTTAAGTCCTTACAAACGACACTACCATCATCAAGAATTGCTCCATTGTTAAAACGATCTACATGTTGTGTTGTTGAAAAAACTCTGATGTAATCACCAGGCTTTACTCCGTTAATAAAATGAGGTGCTGTTTTAAAACTTACTGTGTGATCTAAATGCTTACGCAAAGCTAATGTGTACTTTGCAAATAAAAGTGCTGTTTGTCTGCTAGTACAAAAACCACTTAAATCAAAAGTTTCTAATGGATCATCGACATGATCTGAACCAGCTAATCGGACAACAGCAGATTTTATTTCAGGGAAACCATTTTCTTGTTCTAAACGGTAAAGGACATTTGCTTTAAAGGCTTGTCTGTCTTCTGAAGATAAAAAAGATACATTCAAATCTTTAATATTTCCATCAGTAAACATTGCCTTAATTGTTGGTTTGCCGTCATAATTTATAGTGAAATCACTGTTATAAGGAACAGTGGGAAATAAACTAAATTTCCCACCAATAATTGTAAAATCTAATAAAGAATAAACAGCTTGTTCATAAATAAACTCTCTTAAATTAACTTTGTTTGAAAGTATTCCGTCCCAAAATAATCCATTCGCTCTACAAAACTTTGCTGCAATTCTCATGTTATCTTCGTCAACAGAGGAAGCATTAATCACCGCTCCAGCTCCTATTGTTTTATCTGTTAATAACGCATAAGCGATTTCAGGAAAGATATTTGTAGCCCCTTTCCCTTCACTATCTACTCCATCAGAACCATTTACAGCATCATTACCAGAATCACTTATTAATCTTTTAACCTTAATTCCTTCTTTAAAGTAAGCAGAAAATTGACTAAAATTTGTCCATTCTTTTGAACTATCGATCCTTAAACCTGCATAGGCTAAATTTTCATACGTTGCTGGAGTTCCTTCAGGAATATAATTTGTAGTTGGATCATTAGCAGTTCTAACTATCTCATTACAATACGTTATCTGATGCTCTGGGCCGTCTAAATGACTTGATCTATCACCTTCATATTGCCAAAAGTCAGCAGCAGCATCATAAGGATTTAATTCACTTAATATTTCATCGCCATAAATATCTCCAACAGTAGAAACTTTTACTTGAAAACGTATATGTTCAGGTAAGCCTAGATGATCAATAGTGTCGTTACCTTTATGTATAAATACATCATCATCATTTTCATAAGCGTTATTACCTGAATCATGCAAAGACCACATAGCAAAATATTTCATAGTGCTTCCAGAACCAGCCGTATAAATAGTTAAATTCACATACATTGCTGATCCTTCTCCTCCGTCAACCATCACCTCCCCATCAAATGCTGGAGTTACAGCACTTATATCTTCTTGCTCATCCTTATTAACGCTATATAGCTTAGTAGTCGATCCAGGGTGGTTTATTTTATAACTGTGCGGAGTAAATTTACCTCCATTTCCAGCCTTTGTTGTGTAGTGAAATTCAACTTGAGAAGGGTCTGATCCTTGATAATTATTAGCTACTAAACCTGTCCATGTTCCTTCTCCATCATGCAAAGCATCCTGATTCTGCATATCAGATAAATCTGCTCTGTTGATATACAATCTCCACTTAGTTAATCCAGGTGAAGGGTCGTTCGGAAAAGCAGCAATTGTTGTTCCGTGTCCTGAGACATAACCACCATAATTAGGTGGATATAAAAAATGATCTGTGAATATTCGATTAGATGTTCTTACTTCTGGCAAATTACTTATTGATGCACCAGAGTAATTTCCTGCTTGATTAGGGAAAAAACCAGTAATTCTTTTAGCTGCACTTTGTATTTTTGTTTTACTTGGTTCTCCTAAATTCCATTCTTTATTACTTAAATTTTGTTTGTTTAATAAATGCTCACGTTCTCCTGCAAATTTAACAAAATAATTATCACATTCAAATTGTTGAATATCAATTTCTTCTCTTACTCCATTGGCATTTAGCATCATTGCATAAACAGGATTATATCTATTTGCGGCTTCATATTCTTCTACTTCTTTAACAACAGCAGCACCAGGGTGAGGGAAAAATCTATATTCATATTGGTCAAAACTTGGATGATCTATTCTTATATAATTATATTGAAACTCTGGAGTGTTACCTCTTACACAAAACAAACCTGTATGTGCTTCCATATTTGTTGTAGGTTTTAACCACTTCCAATTGTCTTCTCCAGACTTCCTTACTTGTAATTTAAAAAAGCTATATCTAGTAATATATTTATTAACATTACCTAGTGTAAGAGTAGATTTATTGTCATAAACTTCGTAAATTTTATCTTCTGAAGGTTTGCTATTTACATTTGCAAATTGCATTTCTTTGAATACTTTTGACTTAATACCTATTTCTGTAATGTGACATTTTCTGTTATTAGAAATAGTTCCTAAAGTTGCTTTTTGCAATGTGTATCTACTATTAGCATTGAAAATATCTTGATAATTTTGTTCATAATAAAAACTGCGTTGATCTCCCTGACGTACAGCAAAAAAGGGTCCATTTTTATTCCAATAAGGATTACCGCAATGAGTACCTAAACCACCATTAGGGTCGTCAATAGATTCATACCTTCCAGTTTCTATAACTTTAAAAGAAAATGATCTGATCTTCGTACCATCCCAAGGTTCTCCAGTAATAATTTTTGAATCTTCTTGAATTTGAAAACAACTTACTAATGCTGAACCAGCCATATATTGTTCACCTACAGCAAGATATGAATCAGTAGCCTCTCTTACAGTTTTTGTGCCAGCATTTACATCTTCTACTCCATGAGGATCCATCGTTAGATCTTCGTCACTACTGTCTTGCTGGTATCCAATACCTTCATATAAACCAAGTCTTCCACTACCTACTATCTGGTATGTCAATACATCACCGACAGTTGCATCAGCACCACCTGATTGCTGAAGAGTAGTTCCAGAATTAACAAACCCTGCTCTCATAGGCCACGCACCAAGAAGTTTTCTTCTCTTTTTAAGAGTTATTCTTCCTGCTGGTCTTTGTTCGTCATCACTTATATCACTAGCTGTTCTAATTAGTTCGTAAGGCAAATGATAAGCAGTTGCGTTTGGCACTGGATTACTTAAACCAAACATTGCTTGTGTTGTTGGGTTTCTTGTACCAGAAAAATGTTTTAAATCATCAATCCTAAAAATGTCATTATCAATAGTTCCTCCAACAGGCAAAAAAGGAATATTTGGACCTGCTGAACCATATTCATCTGCTGTGTAATTTAATTTATATAGTTTTTCTGCATGATAATTTTCTAATAACAAATCACCAATGGCATAACCTTTAAGATCTGGTCTCTTTGCTATTTCTCCTAAAGAAAATAAAGCAAGTATTTTTAATTGTTGATAACGACCCAAAGAGACAAGCTGACTCCAAAGAAGTTGTGAATTAACTCTGATTCCACCATAAGTATTTTTTGTTCCATTAATAGTTACTTCTCTACGGTAAGAAAAAACAAGGGGAACTAAGTCGCCTAAATTTGCTAAATCTTGAACGCTGTTAAATGAAAATTGAGGAGCAAAACGCTTCATCCCTGCCATGTCAGCCGTTCTTTCGGCTGTGCCTTGCTTCATGCTTTTAGGCTTGGGAGTTAAAAGATACGCTGCAACACTTAAAGCGATACCAACGGCTACCTGCCCCAACATAGTTAGCGTATACGCACCTGTCGCTGATTTAACGGCTAAACCAAGAGAAACAGGATCACATCTAATATCAGGGATTAATCCATAGGCTTCTGGTCGTTCTTTTACTTTTGCTGCTACACCTTCTAAAAATTGAAAATATTCCTCTTCTGTTAATCCAAGGAGGTTACAGAGATCGGCTTCCGTTGGAAGTAACACCCTGCGAGTGAAAGGGCTTCTAGCGGAGACCAAATCACCACCTGGCTTTCTAATGTCTTTCGGTAACTCAGCCATCCTTCCTCGTAATAAGCAGCCATACCATAGGAATCATCTTCGCTATGACATAAACCAATTGTTCCTAGTTTAGGGGGTGATTCAACTCCCCACCGATTTAATTCTTCAAAAAAGATACTATAGTCTTTTCTTTTTAATCTTCGATACCAATCACGCTCTCCTTTTGGAACAGTAAAACCATAATGACCTAATACTGTACGAACCAAAGATAAACAATCACCAGTTCCATGCTTAACGGGATCAGACCCTAAACGATACTCAAGACCTATTAATTCGTAAGGTTTCAAAGATTTTGTAATTGACCTGTCAAAGGAAGATGGGCACACCTTTTTCTAGTCAGGATTTGTTGTGGAGCGTTAGCACCAACAGCATCAATAGCAGAACTTAACAACAGTTCAATTGATTCTGGATCGTATCTCATGCCAGCAGCTAACCAATATTCACCAGATATTTTTCCTCCATTTGCAGCAGCAACATCTTTGTTAAAATCGCTTGTCATTAAAAATGTTTCAACTAACAAATAATATTTCTTCTGCACAAATTCTTTTACAAAAGCCATACTTAAAGGATTATTAGCAAGGATAATTGAAGCTTCTAAATTATCTCCCGATCTATTCATTGCTGCACCTTGATAAATAAAAGAAAGATATTTATAGTCATCAACTCCTTCATGTTTTCCATTTTGGAACTTATTTAAGCCAGAAGTAGAAGTAGCTGTTACTTGATTCCCATCAAAATCAGCAAAAGAAGAAGGCACATTTCCGTCTTTGTCTGTAACAGTAATAAAAGCAGTTAAGGCAACAACAGTCATTACATTCCTAACCTCGATCTAGCACTTCTACTATTTCTTAGTGTAGATAAAGTTCTATTTTCTCCAGCTTTTGCACCTTGAGATGTAGCAGTTGCAATAATTTGTCCTACAGCAGACTTAGGAACAAACTCTTCAGAGTTGAAGTTCAATATAGGCCCAGAATAATTAACAGTAGTAGAACCTCCTGTACCTCCACCTGCATAAGACGAACCAGTGCCAGGTATTACAGCTTCACCTCTAGCACCTGCTGAGTAGCGTTGCATACTTGCAGCCATCTTTGAGGCAGGAATTACATACTCATCCTCACCAGCTTCTCCTATGAGACCAAGGGTAGGCTTTGTAGCCATGCCTCCTGAAGCAAACGGCTTTATGCCATTAGAAACAAAAGCTCCTTCTGCTCCTGTTGGTAATCCAGGCAACATATTCATAAATGCTGCTTTTAAATACATACTTGCAATTGATTTAGCAATACCAGCTAATGATTCACCTAATGACTTTGTGCCATCAATCAAACCTTGTACTGCACTTGTTAAACCACTAGCAATCGTTTCTCTAATTTGCTCCCATTTTACATTTACTTTCTCAGCATTATTAAGTGTTTCTATATCTTTTGCATTTCCCTCTTGCTTCTTATTATTATTTTCACCCAGTAAAACTTTTCTCCTTTCCAACAATTGATTGATTTTTGCCTGTGCTGTTTGTTGAAATTCTAAAAATGCTTTATTTTCTTTGTTTGTCATGCCTAAACCAACTTGACCTCTAGTTGCATTTATACTTGCTCCAACATTTGCAACATCAGTTTGAGTTCCAGCAATTTGGCTCATTATTTCATTAATACTTCCTACTCCTAATCCTTCTGTAGTTATTCCTTTTACAAAATTAGTTAAACTATTTACATCTGATACGGTGTTACCAGGAATTGCTAATTTAGCTCTCCTTGAACTTATACCTCTTTGAAATTCACTTGCTAATAATTTATTTATAGCTCCTAAAGCTTTATTTGCAATATCTAAAATATTTTTCAATGCAGGTTCTAAAGTCTTTGCAATAACTCTTGCTAACGCTTCAATATTATCTATTAAAGTACTAAATTTACCAGCTAATGTTGTACTTTGAGCAATAGCACCTCCAGCGTATTTTCCACCTGTATTAGTAAGGTTTAACAAAGCTTGATTGACTAACTGAGAAGATATTTGCCCTTTCCTCATTGCTGATTCAAACTCTGTTCCTTGTAAACCTGTTATTTTTTTTAATTCACTTGTAATGTCAACTCCTCTTTCTAAAAGTTGTAAATTTTCTTCTTGCTGTAGTTTTCCTTTTGCTCTTATTTGACCAAAGGCTGTAACAATACCATTCAACTCTGCTCCTGTGGCTCCAGCAATATCTCCCAATCTTTTCGTTGTGTCTACTAATTCATTCGTTTCAAATCCAAATGCTTTCAACCTTTTTGCTGTTTCTATTAAATCAGAACTTTTGAAAGGTGTAACAGCACCAAAAGCTTGCAGCTCTTTAATGATTTGATTTGTCTTAACTAATGAACCTGTTAAGACCTCTAAACTTTTTCTTTGTGTCTCAATTTCGGCTCCTTTCCCAATAATAAAACGGGCTGATTGCAATAAAGCCAACCCTGTTAATAATTTTCGGACTGAAGCCCCTAACCTGTTTACACCTCGGCTTGCGGTCTGTGATTGACGACCAAATTTCTGAATCCTATTACCAGCAGCATTAGAACGATTTTTTACATCTCGAAATCTTTTTGACAATTCATTTGTTCTATCTTGCAATCTTCTCGCAGATCTTTCCGCTTGCCCTGTAAGTAATTCAAGTTTTACTGAAGCAAGAGCCACGGGTTCCTTTCGTTATGCCTAGATCTTAGCTGTATTTGCTCCTTCTTATACTTTTTTCCTGTTCCTCGTTTAAAAGATCAAAATAAGCCGACCATAAAAATAATTCTTCTAAAGTAATTTTTTTATTTAATTCTTGCAAGGTATAACCCAATTCTTTTGCTACACCTAATTGAAGCTGTAAAAAATTATCTTTTTTAAGAGCTTCCTTTAATCTTTTGGGTCAAGTCCTTCTACCTCCTCTGAATCAGGCAACAATACAAGCATTAATTTATCCATAATTTCGGCTGTAACCTCATTTTTCAACTCATCAATTTGACCATCTCCAAACATTCTTCGCCCATCTTCAAACATTGCTTTACTAACAAACAAACGCAAAGCCAAGGCATTAGCATCATCTTTAGCAATCTTCATTGCTGATTCTCTTTCAGCAATAGTTAAAGGAGTTATCCAAAATTCAAAATCTTCCTTGCCTGTAATCCTAATAACTTTTCTTTCTGGAGTTAAATTAGATGCTTTTTTTAATTGTTCTAATGGACTAAGCTTTGCCTTTGGTGAAGCCATTTCAAATAAGCGGGGTTGTATATACAAATTTAGACAATAAAAAACCCCTCGGCAATAAGGCAAAGGGGTATAAACCGATTATGAAGAAGTACTAAAGTCGAAGCTTGGTACGTTGTTAGGTCTGAAATTAACCTCAACCATCTGTGCATCATCTGGGTTAACAGAGAAACTTGCAGAAAGTAAAACAGCATCCATAGCAATACTGCGACTTAATGCTTCTGTACCTTGCTTGTCTTGATAAAGCTTAAATGCTGCTCCATCTTGCTGACGTTGGATAACATCTTCAACTAAACGATTAGCTAAAGTTGAATCCTCATTGGTGATATACACGCTGGCAGAACCTTCGCCATCAGCAAAACCTGAAATATAAGTTTTAAATGGTGCGTATTGACCAACTGATTGACCAATTGTTGTTACATCAATTTCACTTCTGGAAATCTCAAAAGACCAGTTTTGAACTTGCCCAACAGAAGCGTAATCGTTGTAATAAACCTGAAACTTATTTGGAGCTGCTGCTGTTCCAACATCAGTTAGGTTTAAAGCAGATCCACCAGAAGAAGCCGACACAATTAATGCTCCTGTTGCTGGTGTATAGGTATTAACGTAATAAGTTGTACCAGCAGTTAATCCAGCAGGTAAAGTTCCTGTTCCTGATCCTCCTGTAGAAGAATCAATAACTTGAAACTTAACTGGATCATTAACTTTAAGGTTTAAATAGGTCTGAACAATCATTGTTTCAGTTCCTATCGTGACATTAGAAGGCCCGAATGTTCCTGTAGTACCAGCAGGTTTGTAGTACAAGGCTCCAGACGTACCTGATAAAACAGTAACAGCCATTGGATTAAATCAATCTAAGTATGCGTCAAATGTAGCTGAGAATTGCGTTTGAAAGAACGCTTCTTGCTCTGCTGGTCTTATTGTAGCTAATCCAGAACAAGGATCAAAAATAAGACTACTAAACTTTGCTCTGTCAAACTTATCTTTTACTCTTTCACCAATGGTGTAATTAGCTCCAGCACCAACTCCAGCAGGTGTAAAAATATCAATCGTTAAAGTTCCTGTTTGTCTGTTAAATGATTTGCCAGTAGCAGGTGCTTCTAAAGTTGCATAATTATTTTGACCAAACAAAAGATAAACAGCAATCCAAGGTGTGTTGTTAGGCGGCGTGAATGGAGCGTTTTGATAGCTAACAGGATAAGCAGGACTTAGTGCCATCTCTGTAGCAATGCGGCCTTCTATGGCTGCTCTGACATCATTAAAAGTGCTGCTCATTATCCTTTGTATTTGATGGACTTAGCAAAATCAGCGACTTCTTTTGCTACTTGTTGGAACCAACCTTTTGACACTTTATTTTCTCTACTTCTAAATTGACCACCCCATGACTTAGGAAGATTCGTTCCTAAAACATTAGGTTCAGCATAAGGAAGGTTATTTAAAATAAAATAATTTTTTCCTATTTTTTCTTTTGTGTAATTAACTTTTTTAATAGGTGGTATTGAAGGATATTTTCCAGGTAGCAAACTAGATGTACCAGATTCAGATGTTTCTGCAACTTGCCAATTAGCTCTTAGCCGACCTGAATCAACTGGTGTTCCTACTTTAATTTTTTCATCAGCCAATAACACCACTTCTCGAAGCATTGTATTAAAAGCTTCCTCTGCAAAATCTCCTATCTGGTCAATGCGGATCTTTTTAGCCATTACGACCTCAGGATTAATTCATAACTAATAGCAGTATTACCTTGTTCTGTTGTTTCAATCCTAATAATTTGATGAACTGTAGAACTAATAACAACTCGATCTGAAACAGTCGGCGTGTAATCCAAATCAGATGCAGCAATTGTTAACCGTTTATCAGTTGCTTTTATTAATTCGCCTACTTCTCTTTTAGAAACACCTTCAACAAAACCTTTAACAGTTGTATCTGCGGTTGTCTCTCCCATAGCACCTGTAGTGGTGTTATAAGCACTTCCTGTAACTTTACGAATCGTAACATTACCACCTACAGCCTTAAGGACTTTGCTTGCTGCTTTTCTAAAGCCTTTAGGTTTTACTGGCATTAGATCCTATAAGCAATAACTGATCCTGCACTTGTTTGAGTAATGCTGGTAAAGACTCCTTCAATTTCTGTGCTTGCTTTTAAATCAATTCCAGAAACAGTTGAAGAACCATTCTTGGTGACATTTGGAGAAACCAAAGTAACAGTCGAATCTGTTAAGCAAGTGATTTTTCCAAACCTCCCTGTATGGGCGTTTGTATCTGTGATGATGAGTGCAGCAGGATAAGACATTCCCATTAGCTTCGTTTTACAGCGATGTTGCCAGGTCCACTAATTCTAATGCCTGTGAAGTATCTTTCAAACATTGGTGGGACACGATCAGCACCAACAGCACCATAAGAATTAGGAGTTGCATCCAAAGATCCAACCTTGATGTTTTTATAATCTTCTAATCCACTAAGCCCAAGGCCGTCTTTATTGTTATTCAAATAAGCAGCTAATACGGCTTGTGCTTTCTTTAATTGATCAGGTATTTCTGTGTCTGTAAAATAATCAGTTGTAATACGGAAAGGAAACCCAGTTGCATAAGTATTGATATAAGTGTCTGGCTTCCTTACTCCAGTTCTAGGCCATTGCATTGATTGTGTATCTGTGGCTCTAGCACCTAAAAATCTTTCACGATCAATTCTTTGTGCTGCTGTATATAAAGCACGATTTCTGTAGTCGTCACTTGTTGATCCAGCTTCCCAAGCAATTACATCATCATCAGCAACTAAACCTTCAATCAGTTCATTTGCTTCTGCTAAAGAGATGTAGCTGTTTGCGTTAGCTGCTCCCGCCGTGTGATGAATTGTTATTGCCATCAGTAGTTGCTTTAGGTTTACGCTTACGTTTTTGTTTTGGCTTAGGAGCTTCAACAGGAATAGAGGCCACCTGTGCGGCAGCCTCCCTTTCCTTCATTCGCCTAAATGCGAACATTCCCATTAGCTAGATGCACCTTTTAGGAGCACAAAGTTAAGGACAATTGCTTGGCTTAAAGAACCGCCAGAAAGATTTCCAACAGTAACTTTAAAAGAACCAGCAGCAACAGCCGAAACAACTAACCAATAAGCACCAGCAGTTCCAGCAGAACCATGATTGACAACTACAACATCAGTTGCAGCTACACGATCATTGTTTACTTGGAATGTAACTTCTGCTGCATCAGCTAGAGCAGCATTGTTCATGGTGATCTGTCCTGACTCTGTATTTAGAGTGACAGCAGTTGACTTGTTAGTTGCCTGAGTAACAGTTCCACCAGTTGTAGGACCAGCAGCCTTACCAGCAGTTACTTCAAATTTAGATGGCATTAGTTTTTACCTCTAATCTTGAGCAGAAACATTGGTCGCTCTCACGATTCCAATATTCTTTGTTTCGTAAACCTTCGACCAGTTGGCTACGGTTTCAAGCTGAGCACGAGTTGGGTTTGTTGTTGTAACAGCCCACTTAGTACCAACAGGATGATATGTGTAATGAAGATCAACAGCCATTGCATCAGATTTTGCAAGGATGTCTCTGTCTGTCTCAGTACTCAAACCTGCTTGCTCACCAGATGCGATTGCTCCAGCAGTAAAGAAGTAAGTTGAATACTCAGTAGAAGCACCTGAACCAGTTGTCGCTACATCATCAGAAACGATAACTCTTAAACCGCAATAAGTAGGAACAGCACCATTGCTACCGTAAGCAGCAACAATTGAACCACCAGAAGCTGTTGCACCAGCATTAGTGTCACCAGCTACAACATAATCAACAAGCTTACGCTCAACTAAGTCGTAATAAACCTTTGAGTGCATACAAACAGCAGTTAGCTGATCGCCAGCATCTCCAAGAATTGATTTAGCTTTTGCTACATGCTTAGGGCTTAATCCTGTAGGAGTATCGCCACTTTCTGAGTCAATACAATTAGCAAACAAAGCAGAGTTACTGTCATTTGCATTGATTGAACCAAATACACCAGACAATGCTGAAAGCAAATCTTTTTGTCTTTGGTTGGCAATGTAAGCACCAACTTTTGCCCCAATAGCAGCCATTGGATCAGAACCAGCAGCTAAAGCAGCTAAGTCTCTTGCTTCCCATGCACGACCTCTATGAAGGATCACAGAAATCTGCTTGTCAGCTTGAATCTTGCCAGGTGTTAATGAAGTGCTATCACTTAGAACTTCAAAATCTCCTGAGAGATTTGCTTTCCAAAATGGAACATTGACGAAATCACCACCTTCAGTCGCATTAAGCTCAGCCATTGGTTGAACCACACCGCTAGCCAAAAAGGCATCACGCTGAGTTGTCTGCTCAATCAAGTACGGCGTAAAGACCTCAGGAATGATTACGTCCGACCTTACGGTGGCCATAAAAATTACCAGAAATTAGTTTTACGATGTGGGTCACAAACCCTTACGGCTCAGCACAGCCTTGCCTTATGACAATATATTAGCGTGCAACTGAATTTTTCAAACGATCATACAAATCTTTGTCAGTTCTATATAGCCTCATCTGTTCTGTAATGTTGAAACTTTCAGCAGCAAATGGGTTTTTAGTTCCAGCAGGAATATCACCTCCACTTGATCTACTTGCAGAAGCACCACCGCCTTTAGGCTTTGGTTGTTTCAAAATATAATCAGGAAGTTTGCCTTTAGCCCAATCAGAAACAGGAGTTCTTTCATATCCATCAACAACGACAGGAACACCGTTATCAACTTCTATTTTGTCTTTTGGTAAGAAGTTATTTAAGACAAGATTAGGATCATGGACAATTTCAGCTAAAGCTTGAACAGCAGGTGAAACTAATTCCAATTCACGAACTTTGGCTTCAAGTTCTGCAATCTTCTTTTCTTTTTCAGAAGACCTTTCTCGATATTGTTCTTCTAGTTTTGTTCGAGCTTCTGTGTACTTGCCTTGTTTTTCAAGTTCAGCTTGCTCAGCATTGTTTTTGAAATCAATCAAAGATTGAACATCAACATCAGCAGGAACAGCTTTAGACTTTTCCTTTGCTTTCTTGTATTCGTCTAATAGCTCTGCGTTTTTTTTACGCATTGCTTCTAGTTCGGCTTTTAGATTCTCTTTTTCGGAATCAACAGCTTGCTCCACAGGAGCAGTTGTTTCGTCAGGCATAAAAACCCACAGGGTTATTTAGGTGATCTAACCATAACAACTTTTTGGCATAATTACCATTTAACTTTGTCAGCCCAATAAGCAGCACTTGTTTTACCTTTTGCAATGTTCTTTGCGTGTCTCGCTTTAAAACTTTTTCTTTTTGCTTTGTCTGCTTCTGATTCGTTTTTTCTAGGTGGTTTTGTTTTTGCCCCTTGCATCCCAAATCGTATTAATTTATATCCTTCACCTTTTTTAATTACAACTGCATGAGATTTACCACTTTTATGGCTTGGTGTTCTGATGGGCTTATTAACACGTTCAAACGTATGACCACCTTTTTTTATACTCATTTCTTTTTACCTCCTTTTTTTTTCTTTTTTTTATAAATAGATGCTGGCATACAAAAAAAGCAACTAAACCCTACCGTAGCGTCTTTGCAGTTGATTTAGTGTGAGTTCACTTCCATCATCTCTAATCATTTTTTGTAAAGCTGCTTGAGGGCCACCATTCTTAGATATTTTATTAAAATATTTAACACGACTAGGACTACCAAAAACATCTAATTGAGCAGCTTTACCAGCAGGAGTATCTTTCAACCATTGCCCATAAGTCATATTTGAAGGAACCATTCCACCTGATGCTGATCTTTTTCCTACTCTTGGTGGTTCAAAATCATAGCCTTGTTTTTTTAATCCTTCATAATCAACAACAGCAACAGTAGTAGAGCGACAATTAAAATGTTGAGGAGGTAAGGGGCCATCACCATATTCAAAAACTTGACCGTCTAAAGAAGCACAAATAGATGAAGTTTTACTATCAAGCGTTGCTACATATCTGTATTTCTGAGTTATATCACTATTTGATTTATAAACATTTTGACTAGCAGCATTTGAGACTTGATTAACACTTGTTCTAACAATTGCCGTAACTTGTCTGTTTGTTGCAGCCGTTAAACTCCCCCCTGCTTTTGCTATTTGTTTTACACTTCCCTTTTGATTAAACAATAAGCGGCCTTTTAATTTCCTTACTATTTCGTCTGTTGTTTGTCCTTGTAACAATCCAGTCCTTACTTCTTTTGCTAATAAATCTGCTGACGCTGTAGTTATTCCTTGAAAAGCTTTTGCAACAGTTCTTCCATCAGGCAGCGTAATAATTGCACCTTGACCAGCAGTCAAACTGTAAGTTTCTGGAGCACCTGTAACTGACTTGAAAAGATCTTGCTGAAGCGTTATTAAATTTAATTGAGTTGGATCAGT